TAGTTCTACCATCTCAAACTGATTATCCTTAAGCCACGCTGCTCCTTTTCTTAAAAGATTTGCAGGAACTGTTACATCATCCCATCTGATTACCCTGCATACCCAGCCAAATTCATCCTTTGCCTCTTTTGAAACAAGATAGTTTTTCCCGTCGTTTACAGATTGAATATCCGTATACTTTTTAAGAATATCATTTTCATCTCCATCTATTTCTTTACCAAGAGGTATAATCGCTGTAGTAATATCTTCAGCAGATAAATCTTCCGTATAATCAAGAAGATTCACCCCAAATTCAATAGACTGCTCTGTGGCTTTTCCCATTTCTTCAAGTCTAAGATAATCAAGATATAGAAGCTCTTCTTCCCTTCTTAACTTCAAATATCCACCCAGTTTATCTACCATTTTTGTCATGATAACTTCCATTGTGGTTTCATAATTAGTGAATCTATATAGAGAGTTATTTGGATCGGTTACAGTTACTCTTCCAAGCATTATCTTTTTCTTGTAATCTACCTGTTCATTATGGTTTTTAAGAAATTTAGAAAGTAACTGATAGGGCGTTTGGTCATGATATTCCATCTGAGGCTGAATGCTGTCAGCTAGATATGATAAAAGACCTACGCACTGGACTTTCTTATTCCCACGCAGGTCTTTTGTTTGTTCTCTAACTTCCCCTATAAAAATTTCTTTTTCATCTCTGTACACACTTACAATAGACTTTCTATTATAGATTTTTTCATAATAAGGATTTTCAGGCGGACATATAAAACTAAGTGAACCTGCTGTATTTAGTTCAAGATTCAGTGTAGAACTAATCAGAACTGCCTTCCCATCACTTGGATAATATATGGTATTCCCATCCATTATAATTTTATACACTTAAAACCACCCCCTTTTATATGAAATATCTATGGTGCTGTTACCTGTTAAAGAAAGCACTAAATCTTTTCTTTCTCTTACTTCCGGAAATCTATTTATCCCTTTTTTGATACTGAACTTCTTTCCTTTAAAATTTAATGTCACTATATTTTCTGTTTTATTATTAAACTCAGGAACTATAGTCATATCCGAATCAAATGGAATTGTCACAGTCTTGCTATTTGTAATAACAACGCCTTCAATTTTATGAATAATCTCTCCACCATTTACCAAATCAGAAATCATATATTTGTATGGCTCAAGCTTGTAATCTAATGTAATAAGTGAATAGTTTTTATCTGATTTAAATTCACTCACCCACATCCTGCCTTGATATACATAGTCTTTTTCCGTATCAAGCACAATATTGGTCTTTTTCCCATGAACAGTGCTTAAAAGTTTCCCATAAACCTCTTGCCATTTTTCATGATCTGATACAAGAAATTCAAATGAGCCTGTTCTCATTTCATATAAAACCTCTCCCCCAAGGCTTTCTGTAATATCTATTTCCCCTTGCATGCCGGGCATATCAAGATATTCTAATTTTGGAGATGGTAGGTTAATAATAGGCTTACTTGTTGGAACAAGACCAAAGTCTTTATAACTATGAAATTCACCAATTTTCATCCCATACACACTTACCACCCCCTTGCCTTTCTATTTTGTAATTTATAAAGTTCCATATCTATCTTTGGTGCAATGCCTCCAACCAGTTCTCCTGAATCAAGGACGATACTTGTTTGTGCAAACTGCGGAAAGTATCTATCCATAATGGCAAGAACTCTCGTCATTACACTAAGAAGTTCTCCATTTGCTCCTGCAGTCATATTTGAAAGCGTATCAAGTCCCATAATCACTTCAGGCCCTGCCTCTCCACCTCCAAGGAGATGTCCACCTTTACTACCGAAGATAGTAGCACCATTTAAGAGCATAGGTTTATTCATAGCCTTCTTATACCAGTCAATTGATAGATGTGGTACAGATGGTGGTGCTAAAGAAAAATGACCACTGATACTAAAATGTGGTAGTTTGATATGAGGAAGTTTTAGACTAATGCTTGAAAAGAACCCTTTAATCGCATCAACCACAGATTTAACTTTATTTTTAGCCTCCTCAATCGGTGTTACAATAGCACTCTTTATTCCATTCCAAATAGAAACTGCTGTATTTTTGATTCCATTAAATATGGAACTTACTGTGCTTGATACTGCATCAAAGACTGAGCTAATCTTATTTTTTATTCCATCTACCACCGCAGATATGACTGATTTAATAGCATTCCAAACTGTTGTTACTACATTTTTTATGCTGTTAAAAATCGTAGTAATAACTGATAAAATAGCATTTATAACTGTTGTAATGACGACTTTTATAGCGTTCCAAACAGTTGTTATCACAGTTTTTATGGCATTCATAATGCTTGTAATAACCTGTGAGATGGTGTTTAGCACTGTGCTTACAACAGTCTTAATTTCCTCCCACACCGTCATAATAGTTTCCTTGCAGTTTTCCCAAATAAACCTAAATGGCAGAGTAATCAGTTCAAAGTATCCTTTAATTAGCTCTACTATAAACACGAGTGCTACAGTCAATACGTTCTTAATAGTTTCCCATACTGTAGTAAAAATGCTGACTAGTCCTTCCCATATTCCCTTAAAGAAATCTGAGATGCCTTGCCAGATACTCATGATGGCAGTTGATACCTTTTCCCATAAGCCTTTAAACCACTCAGTGATGGCACCCCAATTTTTTATGATAGCTATGATAGCTACAACGGCTGCAATAATAGCTGCGATAATAGCTATGATTGGAAGAAGGGATACATTAAGTGCTCCAAAACCTACAGCTGCACCTCCTGCTGCAGTACCTGCGGCTGCTGTTCCTACCGCACTAGCTCCTCCTGCTACACCTACCGCTGTGGTTGCTGTTGCTGTTCCTCCAAGTAGTCCAATAAGCCCTCCAAGAGCAGAGGTAATAGTTCCAACGGCAGTAATTACTTTTCCTATAACGACAAGTACCGGTCCTACCGTTGCAGCAATAAGTGCTATCTTTACAATAGCCTGCTGCATACCGGGAGATAGACTATTCCACTTTTCATTTAAAGACTTCATTATTTCAGCAAATTTTTCTAGCATTGGCTGAAGGACCGTCATTAGAGAATTTCCTACATCAGCACCTACAATCTTTAGACTGTTCATAGAGGTCTTAAATTTATCTATAGGGTCTAAGGTTTCATTAAAGGTAGAATCCACATTCCCAAGATTATCTTTTAGAGATGTTCCAAGTTCTTCAAAGGAAAGAGAACCATTTTTACAAGCCTGATAAATTGCAGGACCCGCCTTTTTACCAAATAGGTCAATTGCTGCATCAAGTCCTTCTGTGTCTGATTTTGCATTAACCATGCTATCTTGTATATCTTTAAGAGCCTCTTTCATAGGCTTTCCGTTTGCTGTTGCATTAGAAAGTGCCTTAGATAAACCTGTCATAACCTGTGATGTGTCTGCTCCTGACATTTCAACATTTCCTAGAAAATTAGCCGCATCTGATGCAGAAAATCCTAGTTGTTGAGGTGATGCTGAGTTTGTCACCATACTCTTGGCGAGAGTATCCATACTGATACCTGTTCTTTGTCCAACAGCATTCATGGTATCAAGTAAGGCTCCTGCATCTTCTGCTTTAAGTCCAAAGGCAGATATTACTTTCTGTGTATTATCAATAGCAGTAGATACGTCTATATTATTTAGCTGTGCAAACTTGATGAACTTCCCAGATAGCTCCTCTAACTTTTGACCAGTAAGACCAAATCTGGTATTTACCTCTCCTATAGCTGCACCTGCTGTTTCAAAGTCTGTTGGAATAGAAGTAGCAAGGTTTTTCATGCTATCTTGCATTTCTTTTAAAGCCTTACCGGATGCACCTGTTTTCTGAACAATGATATCCATTCCTTTATCCACTTCATTAAAGGCAGATAAAGATGCAGCACCTATCGCTACAATAGGTGCTGTTACATGAGTAGATAGATTTTTACCAACTTCAGTGGTTTTATCTCCTACTTCTTTAATTTTATCTCCTGCCTCTTTCATAGAAGTAGATAGTGCTGATGGTACTTTTTTTGCTTCTTCCTGCAGAGTCTTTAGGTTGTTTTCTGTTTCAATAATTTCTCTTTGCAGAGCATCATACTTATCTTGTCCAAGTTCCCCGTTTTCAAGCTGTATTTTTGCTTGTTTATCTGCTTCTTTTAAGGCATTTAACTTTTCGCTAGTTTCAGAGATTTCCTTTTGCAGTAACTGTTGTTTTTGAGCAAGCAGCTTTGCATTGGAAGGATCAAATTTTAATAGCCTATTTACATCACGAAGCTGTGACTGTGTATTTTTAATGGTTGAGTTTACACCCTTTAAGGCTTTATCAAGACCAGTTGTATCTCCACCAATTTCAACAGTAATACCTTTTATTCTATTAGCCACTTTAATCCCTCCTTTCCTAAAATTGGGCATAAAAAAGACACCTACCTAAAGTAAGTGCCATAACAAACTTTATTCTTAGTTATTATTATATCCATAATCAGGATTTCTTGTTAACAATATCTCTTTCCAAAATGATTCTCGCTTAATTATCGTATCATCTGGTGTTAAATTTTTGTGAATCTCTAGAATGGTATATCGAAAATTCTCCTCTATGTACTTCTCGCCCTTTTCATCAACCAGATTTTTTAATTCAACATTATTGCCATGCCTTGTACTAGCATACTCATTCCATCTTCCAAGCATCATATTTTGACCATAGGCGGATCCTACGTACCTCTTATTTGTTGCAATATCAGTGATTAAATAAATTCCTTTCTGATTTTCTAAAGCTGTTTTCCAGTTGTCCCTTTCAAGAACGGTTTTTAATTCCAACCAAGAAAGATCTACGCTATCATATCCAGGGAATGTATTAAGTTGATCAAATTCAGACGGCAAAAGTTCTGAAACTTCAATATTATCAATAACTGTATTAGCATTTCTTATTGGCATTTGCCAAGATTTATGTATTTTTACAATCAGTCTTCCAAAGTAATCACTATATTCTCCAAGTGGCTCATGTTCATAAAAAGTATTACTTTGGGCATTTTGAACACTATATTTATGATAATTTTTCGTTATCTTTGCAATATCAAATAATAGCCAGCAATTCTCTTTATTCATTTGAAGTAGACCTATTACGATATCTCCTTCATTAAACCACACTCTTTTTTCTGAGTTGTAATAATTTGAAATTAAAATACTTTCCCTGCTTTGATGATATTCCTTAATAGGATCAAAACCAATTCTATTACTTTTTATGTTGAAACGAATTTTTACATTTGATAAATTTGGAATTTTTAACAAATCATTTAGCTTAATTGCCATATTAATACTCCCATATAGTTTTTTTCCATTATACCAAGAATACTACAGTGTTTAAACTAGAACTTATCAAATTCATCCTGTCCTGCCACCTTACTATATTTAACTCCATCATTTGCTTTTTCAGTCCAGATATCAAGTACCATACCTATGGTTAGTAAATCTAGTTCAGAAATGTTTAGCCCTATTTCCACACATCTAAGTAGAAATAGGGCCGTTGTCATTTCCCTGCTACTTTTTGGAAGTTTTTTTTAGACTGAACTTCTGTTTCAAGGTTTGCTCCCCAAAGTTCAAGTATTTCAGGTAGAATCTCATAAATGGAAAACATCTCAAACTGATCAAGCCAATCATCAATATTTCCGGCAATGCTTCTATCTGCATGGTAAGCCATGATATATGCTACATTTTCAAATATCTCAAGGTCATCTATTTCAAATGAACCCTCACTTGCCTTAAATGTCTTTTCTAATTTTGACAGGTCCTTGAAAATATCTC